TCAAGTGTTCTGAGGACCCGGTTTACTTCATCAAAACATATGTAAAAATTGTCAATGTGGACCACGGTTTGGTCCCATTTACAATGTGGGCGTTCCAAGAAGATATGGTTCGCACCTTCCACAAAAACCGATTCTCTATTTGCAAAATGCCTCGTCAGGTTGGTAAAACAACAACCTCTGCGAGTTATATGCTTTGGTGTGTTTTATTTCAAGAAAACTTTAATGTTGCCATTCTTGCCAACAAAGGTTCACTTGCTCGTGAAATTTTAGGTCGTATTCAGTATGCATACGAATATCTTCCAATCTGGTTGCAACAAGGCATCAAAGTTTGGAACAAAGGTAACATTGAATTAGAAAACGGGTCAAAGATTAACGCATATGCAACATCTGCTGCAGGTGTGCGAGGCGGTTCTTACAACCTAATATTCTTAGACGAATTTGCATTCGTTCCTAAGAACATGGCAGATGACTTCTTTACATCTACCTATCCAGTTATTTCATCTGGTAAAACAACAAAGGTTATTATTGTATCGACACCATTTGGTCTGAATCACTTCTATAAGATGTGGGTCGATGCAACAGAAGGTCGTTCTACTTACAAGCCACTTGAAATTCACTGGTCAATGGTGCCAGGTAGAGATGAGGCGTGGAAAGAAGAAACGATTCGCAATACTTCGGAAGAACAGTTTAGACAAGAGTTTGAAACTGAATTTATTGGTTCTTCTGCGACACTTGTTTCAGGAACTAAACTTCGTAGTTTGGCATTCAAAACACCTATTCATTCAGAAGAAGGTTTTGATATCTACGAAAAGGCAATTCCAGGACACTTGTATATTTGCACAGTAGATTGTGCCGAAGGAGTTGGATTAGACTACCAGACAATTAATGTTATTGATGTTACTCAAGTACCTTATAGACAGGTTGCTAAATATCGTAACAATAAATTGCCTCTGTTATTTTTTCCAACAATCATCTATTCCGTTGCGAATAGATATAACGAAGCGTTTGTATTGATTGAAACAAACAATGTTGGCCAACAAGTGGTCGATATTTTACACTATGACTTGGAATATGAACATGTTTATAAAATTGACCACCATCACATCAAAGGTCAAACCATCTCTGGTGGTTTTAGAAAAGCCTCAAATTTTGGTATCAAAACTACTAAAACCGTCAAGAAAGTTGGTTGTGCAAACCTCAAAACACTCATCGAAGCAGACAAGCTTCTGATTTATGATTTTGATACTATTGCCGAACTGAATACTTTTGTGCGGGTGCGAGACACCTACATGGCGGAAGAAGGTAATAATGATGACCTAGCTATGGGTCTCGTTCTGTTTGCATGGTTGACCGCACAAAGTTACTTTAAAGATTCGACTAATGTTGACATTCGTAAAGTTCTTTTAGCTGAAGAAAACATGCTTGGAGAAGAAGAACTAACTCCTGTTGGATTCATTGATGACGGCCAGAGAGAAGAAATCATAGTAGATGGTGATGATGTTTGGTCGGAAAAAGGTTTTTTCCGTTCAACTTTCTAAAAAACTAAATAGACGATAAAAAGAAATTCAGTCCTATAACAAAAGGAGAAATCCATGGCATTTCAGCTCTCACCAGGCGTAAATGTATCAGAAATTGACCTGACTACAATTGTGCCTTCAGTCGCCACTTCCATTGGCGCATTTGCGGGGCCGTTTGCATGGGGTCCAGCAAATGAAATCATTACCATCTCTGACGAGGTTCGCCTTGTTGATAGATTTGGTAAACCTGGTTCTACAAATTATGAATACTGGTTCTCAGCCGCAAACTTCTTGGCATACGCAAACAATTTAAAAGTTGTTCGTGCAATTAGTATTGCCGATACAAGGAACGCAACCGGTAATTCTGCCGCTGCAGTTCTAATTAAAAACGATGATGATTGGGAAAGCAACTACTCTGGCGGTGCTAATACCTACGGTCACTTTGCAGCTCGTTTTGCAGGTGCATTAGGTAACTCACTTAAAGTTTCTGTCGCTGATGCAAACACATATTCTGGTTGGACAGTAACTCTGGCATCTGGTGCTTCAGTTAATGCACAAGCACAATTCCAGTCTGCACCAGGAACATCAACCTTCGTTTCAAACCAAGCTGGTGCGAATGACGAAGTTCACATTATCGTTATTGACGAAGATGGTAAGTTTACAGGAACAAAAGGTACCGTTCTTGAGAAATTTGCTTTTGCTTCTAAGGCATCTGATGCTAAAGATGATTCAGGCAACACAAACTACTACAAGAATGTTATTGCAAATCGTTCCAAGTATATTCACTGGTTGTCTCACCCAGCTGCAGGTGCAGATTGGGGTTCTGCTGCTGCAAACACAAATTTCGACCTGTTAACTTCCGCAGTTACAGTTGAACTCTCAGGTGGTGCAGATGGTACAGTTTCTACTGCCAATGTGGTAACTGCATACGACTACTTTGACAATGCTGAGTCAGTTGACATTTCTCTTGTTATCTCTGGTCCTGCAAACGGAACAGTTGCAGATTCTCTCGTTTCAATGGCAGAATCTCGTAAAGATTGCATGATTTTCTTGTCACCAGAGAAAGCAGATGTTGTTGATAACGCAGGTTCAGAAGAAGCAGATGTTATTGCATACCGTGATACATTGACTTCAACATCATACGCAGTTATGGATGGTAACTGGAAGTATCAATACGACAAATATAACGATGTATACCGTTGGATTCCAATGAACGGTGACATTGCCGGTCTATGTGCAAGAACAGACCAAGAAAGAGACCCATGGTTCTCACCAGGTGGTCTGAATCGTGGTATCATTAAGAACATCATCAAGTTGGCATGGAATCCTTCAAAGACTAACCGTGACAACATGTATATTAAGGGAATTAACCCTGTTGTTTCTTTCCAAGGCGAAGGTACAGTTCTGTTTGGCGATAAGACAATGCAGAGCAAACCAAGCGCATTTGATAGAATCAATGTTCGCCGTCTGTTTATTGTTCTTGAGAAAGCGATTGCTCGTGCCGCTCGTTTCTCTCTATTCGAATTCAACGACCAGTTTACAAGAGCGCAGTTTGTTGCATTAGTTGAACCATTCTTGCGTGATGTTCAAGGTCGCCGTGGTATTACTGACTTCCGTGTTGTCTGTGACGAATCTAATAACACAGGTGAAGTTATCGACAGAAACGAATTTGTTGGTGATATCTACATTAAACCTGCACGCTCAATCAACTTTATCCAACTTAACTTTGTTGCAGTTCGCACCGGTGTGAGCTTTGACGAAGTGGTTGGTAAGTTCTAATAAATAGAGAAACAGGAGAAAATAAATGGCATTCAATGTAAACGACTTTAGAGCACAAATGACAGGGGACGGTGCCCGTCCTAATCTGTTTGAAGTGTCGATGCCATTTCCTGCGTTCTCTGCGCCAGGAAATGCACAAACAAAATTGACCTTCATGTGTAAGACTGCCCAATTGCCAGGTGCAACAATCGGTGTTGTACCTGTGCAATACTTCGGTCGTGAATTAAAGTTTGCTGGCAACAGAACATTTGCTGACTGGACAATCACCGTTATTAACGATGAGGACTTCTCAGTTCGCAATGCTTTCGAAAGATGGATGAACGGTATCAATTCACACAATCTGAATGTCCGTAATCCAGTTGCACTAGCACCTTTAGGTTACTCAGTTGACGGCGAAGTTAAGCAGTATGGCAAACAAGGTAACATTCTGAAGAAATATAAATTCGTAGGACTCTTCCCAACAGATATTACACCTATCGATGTTGATTGGGGTTCAAACGATGCGATTGAGGAGTTTTCTGTTACTCTCACCTATCAATGGTGGGAATCAGTAGAAGACGGTGTGGTTTAACGAGAAAGGCTTCGGCCTTTCTCATTTTTATAGGATGATTTAATTAATGGCAATTAAGCTCTTCGGGTTCACCTTAGGTTCAAAAGATGTAGTTCAGGAACAAAAGCCTGAACAGGCTTCTTTCGCCCTTCCAACAGAAGCAATGGATGATGGTGCAGTTACCATCAGCCAAAATGCTTACTATGGCACTTATGTAGATTTAGAAGGTGCCGTTCGTAACGAATTAGAACTCATTACACGATATCGTGAAATGGCAAACCATCCAGAACTGGAACAAGCCATCGATGATATTG